TCCTGTAGCATCATCAATCTTTTTGCTAGCTGCACCAATTGAGCCAAAGAAGGAACTTTGGAACTGTTCGAGTTTTGTGTGGACTCTGTCGTCGATTTCATCTATAACACCTTCAAGGATCTCTATGAGCTCTTCGTCGCTTTCCCTGCTCTTAGCCCACTTGACCCATTCATCTTTTGATAACCTGGCAATATATTTGCTTAGAAGTGCATAAAATACGGTCCAAGCGGCAAAGTAAAGCATCAAGGAAACCGTTGTGATTTCCATTACAGCCCAAGACCGCCTTCTTCAGCTCTTTCTAATGCGGTTTCCTTTCTGTAGATCTCTTTGTGAATTTGCGCAGTTCCTTTCCTGGTTAATTCGGCGTCCTGAGCCAATTTCAATAATGCAATCAATGCGCCTAAATTCATAATTTCTCCAATTGCTCTTCAGTAAATCCCACTATTCCTTTTCCAACTTTACGCCCTAAAATTCCTGCAATTCCTATCGGACCTAATGAAATCTGTGCATAGTCGACCAACTTTGTTTTTTGTTTATCGGTTAAAGTAATATTCAAAGCATCCTCTTGGGCTTGTAAAAGTGAATCAATTAGCGCAGGCAAAAGGAGAGCAAGTCCTGCCGCTCCAATAACTAAAGGGGTATTTTCATTGGCTAAAATCGTATTGATATTTTCATGGATCTTATGCCTGGATAAAGCGTCACGCTCTGCAGCTGTCAATTTCTGGATCTCTACGTCAATCGGTACTGCTTCATAAGCCATTAGCGCCTCTTCTTTTTACCAGCTGGTGTTTTACGAAATGCTACAGCCATTTTTTTCAGATTTAATTTACCTGATCTGTACCGAAAGCGTGGTTTTTTAGAATTCGCCTTAACGTATTTGTTCCAGGCTGATAGTTTACGCTTAGGTTTACGTTTTTTACCATAAAATGCTTCATCAACTTCGTCAAAAGCTGCTTGCCTTACCCTGGTTCCACACTCTGGACAATACTTCATGGGCATTAACTTACCTGCTTCCCCTCAATTACAACTGTCATAAGTCCAGTTGGTCCAGTTGCTTGGACTTTCATGCCTGTGTTTGGTGGGATCGTATAGTATAGATTAGGGAATTGGGGCCCTACTCCTGCATCAATGATTAGGAACTTGCTCACATGCAGTGCCTCTCCGTTTCCCTGGATAGACCAGGACAATGCATCACCTGCAGAACATCCGCTGTAATCGAAAGAGACGTTAGTGACAACACTGTAAAAACGGTTTGGTGATATAAAGTCTAACAGAGTTGTGACTCCTGCAGTTAATGCTTCTTGACCGCTCCAGGCAAACACATGATCTCCAAAGAAGTTCAGAGTAGGCCCCGTCGAAAGTGTCATTGATAAACGCGCCCAGTAAAGACCACAGAAGTAAGACGATCACTTGCATTGGCACCACTGTCACAAGTTACAACTACATGAGTATAAGGTGGAATCAATAATTTATTCCAAGCATTCATTGGCATGTCTTCTTGTCCTGATTCGGTTTTTAGTCTCGCTACTTCTATTCCATTAAATGATATTTTGAATACAGACATATCACCACTACCAGAAGGTGCATCTTCAACGCTTCCATTACAATATAGTTTACCTACAATATAACCTGTTCCTGACGTAAAATTTAATTGGTCCGCTTCGGTTGTACTAGCTGCTCTAGCTCCTGAATAGGCATAGCAATGTGATCCTATGTAATTTAATTCTAAACCGGTTGAGGCTACTACATTACTGCCAACATAAGCAACGCCTTCAGGCATTGTTTATTTACTCGAATGTGATCGTGCAGCTTGCGTCAATCGTTGCTGCAGTTGTTACAGCCATTTGAATATCCAGAGTATTACCAGAAGTTACGCCTAGTGCGGTCTTTTCCTGGACTACACAGTTTGCAACTCCAGTACCACCACTTGCAGCTTGTGCGATTGCAGGACCCATAAAGGTTGCATCTCCTTCCTGGAGTGCTGTACCAGTTAATTTGAATCCTGAACAGAAGTCTGCTCCAGTTCCAACGCTACTTACTCCCATTGATATGGAACTTATTTGACTGACGTTCGATGGAACTACCAGACTCAGACCAGAACTTGCGAACTGATTATTCATGCTTTGGAAAGAAGTCGTTGCAGAAAGCCCCGCTTCTGTCCTGGTTACTACGATTGCCATATTATGCCCTCACTTTGATAGGTCCAAGGGAAGCCAATACTGGTGATCCCCGTGAAAATGATTTTACTGCAGCTTTTGCTAAGAACGCTCCGATCAATGTCTTAGAGATCGCTTGCTTATTTGATTTTGCAGCCTTTGATAAAGTTGTTAAACCTGTGTTAAGATCTCCAGCAATAAAAGATTTCATTGCGGATCCTGCATTTGTTTGCTCCAATAAAGATAATGCAGCGCCTGTTTCGATTATATTTATCCCGAATTGGCGTGGAGCTCTACGTCTCGATTGCTTACGTCTTCGTACCATATACTCATTAATGAGTAGGGGTATTAACCAATTTTGGGTATAGCCTACTTCCTTTATATTTCAAACGCTTTAAATGAACTGGTGATATAATGAGTAAAGACAAATTCCACTTCGGTGCAACCAGCGTAATGCGTGAGGTTCCACCAGGCAAGACCGCCGTGATTCAATTCAACGGCAAACTAGAAGAGATCGAGACAGAATGGGGACCTAAAATGAAGTATCCTATTCTCCTTTTCTCCCATCCCTCCTACGAATCTATCTCTAAAGAAGGAATAGAAACAGTATGGCAGAGCAATAGCCAGGCATCAAGAGATCTGGCAACTGCATTGGAGCAGGGTATCAAGGAACTATCCGCAGCTTTCCATAAGAATAAATGGGAGTTAACAAGGACAGAGGAAGGTACTTACTTCCTGGATGTTATACTGTGACCAAGATGGTACTTTTGAACCGTTCGGATCTCAAATGGGACAAACTAGAATGTATCGAGTGCAGCTCCCAACCACATTGGTTAGTAATTGATTCTAAAAATCAAGGCTATTATGTCTGTCAAACTTGCAGGGAGGAACTCTATGAAGCGTAGGTGTAATATCTGTCTGCAGTCAAAGGATCATCTCAAGACTGACAGATTCAATAATGAAGTAACAGTATGCTACGAGTGCCAGGGAATCTTAACCAAAATAATTAAGCAGAATTGGATTACCAATAACGTATACTAGATACTCTTCTTTCTTACCAACGGAATCCATTTTAAGGATTGAAGTGGCAGGTGGGGTAGGAATGGGTATAAGAACTTAGATCAGGCCGCTCAGGGCTCTCACAGGCCTAGCTTTTGCTGTGTTTTGGGCTTATCAGACCCCTGCTCTGCCCCTTTCACCGCATTTAGTAGACTATCAACACCCTGGCGTTTCATTAGCATATCCGCAACAAACCCCATGATGGGGTTCTCCCTGGTTATCGCTTTGATCGTGGTTTGTCCTGTAGCATCATCAATCTTTTTGCTAGCTGCACCAATTGAGCCAAAGAAGGAACTTTGGAACTGTTCGAGTTTTGTGTGGACTCTGTCGTCGATTTCATCTATAACACCTTCAAGGATCTCTATGAGCTCTTCGTCGCTTTC